GGGTTGCCTTTGGGGTTGCCTTTGGGGTTGCCTTTGGGGTTGCCTTTGGGGTTGCCTTAGGGGCTGCCTTTGGGGTTGCCTTAGGGGCTGCCTTTGGGGTTGCCTTTGGGGTTGCCTTAGGGGCTGCCTTAGGGGCTGCCTTAGTCGGTGACGTATCATCAATAAGTTTGTGTGTCTCGTCTCGCAATAACTCAAGCAATTCATCAAGATTGCCTTTCTTTTGAGAAGACTTGACAATCTTCATAATAGCGTCTACGTCTTGTCGAACAGTCATTGTTGTGTAGTTTTATAAAATATCTAAAAATTAAATCAATTTCTATTTATGTTGGTTTTACTATGTCCGGGTCAATATCTGGTTTTTCGACACCGTCAATTATCGCCCTTTGAAACGAATTTTTCATTCCTTTTATTTTTTCACCTAGCTTACCAGGGATCGAATTATATGACCTCGACGTCTCCCATGCACTAAATACTCTTCTATTTGTTTCACCAAATAATATATTATGACGATGAGCATCCGTATCAATCCTAGATATATACATAAGCCATCTAACAAAGGGCATCCCGATTATATCCCAACTTTTTCTACGTATCTTAGTACTAGTTCCAAGTTTTGTATTACCAGGTTTTGTATTACCAACGGTCGTTTCTGGGTCTGTCATGTCTGTCGTTTTATTAACTTTTTCTATTGTTTTTTCCGTATAACTTGAACCAAACCACATGCGTTGAATTACTATAACCGCTATAAATAGTTCTGGTCTAAATACTAATATAATTGGATTAAATCCTAATAAAAGTACTATAATAAATAATATCAAAATTGACACAACATTCTTATAACATGTTTTTGTATTTTTCAGTTGTCTACTATCAAGGGCTTCTTCTATATCGATATATTTGGTGTGGAGAGCAAGAAATTCGGCATTAATTGTATTTAGTATTGATAGGGGTGCATCCTTAGAGTTGTGCTTCCTCCCTTTCGGTCCATTATTGTCCAATATGCCAATTTGTTTTTCTAGACATTCTTTTAACTGGTTGAACTGTTTTATACAAGTATCCTTTGGATCAGAAATAAAATGTCCAATTAAAGACATTAGAAGTGTCATAGCAATCAATATTGCTATTATAATATAAATCATAGGAACACCAACCATATCAACATAATAATTATCACAAAATTTAGATATTCCATCTTTTGCGAACCCGGGATTATTCATCTCAGTTACGGTCAATACTACAATAATATAATAACCAATCAATAACAAAGCGGTTATATATATAAAAGTCAAACTTTTATTAAATATACCATAAATTACTGTACCCAGTGCAACAATACATATCCCAACACTCACCCATACTTTTAAATCAATGCTATCTGCGTTTAATGTCCTATTTCCCCCCGTAACTGTTAGTCCAAACATCTGGATTATATATAATCCAAATACAAGGACGGCAACCATGAATATTATAACAAATTTCATTATCTTACTTGTATCTTCATTAGAATCAGAGTGATCTAATAAAATGCCAATAATATTGGGCGTGGGTACACTATTACTTGACATCATTTCACGGACTATCTTATATAGTATCATAATCCCAGTGAAAATACAGCAACAATATACAACCATATCGCTCCACATATGATTCGTAATTTTTTTTAATAAAACATCAGAATTAAACAATCCAAATGATGACTTGGTTATATTATTGGTTATATTATTATCAGTTCCCATTATTATATATTATATATTATTATAAGATTGTTTGTATATTTACGTTACGGTGATGTTGACGGTTAACAATTTTATTGTCCTATGGACATGTGTAATCTGGGGTACCACAGTCTTTCACATTGCTATCCTGAACACCCGATAACCCAGATATATGTTGATATAATTTACACATTGACTTACATGATGCCTTATCATTTTTAAAGACACATGTTCTTGGCTTTGTATAGTCATCGTCGTCCCTCCCGATACTTTTATATGTCACTGTTATGTTTTCAATATTTTTAACTGCGTTATCAAATAAACTCTGATTTGTTGCATCATTTTTCGGTCTTTTAGCAAACACGGGTTTATCATTGATATAATTCACCTTAATAGTATCGATATGATTAAATCTAAAATCTAATACAGGTGCGATATCATTATCATAACCATTTACATAATTACCCTTTACATCCTTTCTTGTTTGTTTATAGTTCTTAATTTTATAATTAGGTTCTAACAAACATGTAGCATCCGTTGGAACCACGTCAATCTGTTTTGTTATCTTTAATATCATCGCGACTATACCCATAAGAATCGTAGTATATATGACAAAAAACCAGATATAACATATAAAGTTTGTGCTATGTGTTTTTATACTATATCCAGTTGATAACTTACCACCCCGCATAGTAAAAAACGCATAAAGAATCCCCACACCTAGTACCCCAATTGTTGCGTATACAAGTCTGTTAATAACTTTATCTTTATTCTTTTGTTGTTCAGACGGTAATTTAGGACCACCTGACATATAAGATATAGATACACATAACGCGATTATAATTGATATTAGAACACCATAATATGCGCGTTTTTCTATAGTAATTGGAATCCATGTATCGATTTTACCAACTCCGGTGGCTATTTTTGTACCTAATAATTTAGCAGCAGTTGTTGCTTTGGACACGGCTGCTTTAGCTTTAGTTTTTGCTAAGGAACTACTCATATTATATTATATTTACATATTATTATTTAATAATTATTCATCTTCTATCCCCTGTGGCATATCTCCATAATCACCACCGTCTAATGAATCGTCATTAGATTGTGTGGTATATGATATTGGTATTTCTTCCAATGCTTCATCCAATGCTTCGTCCACAACATCGTCGTCGCCCACATCGTTATATCCATCACCATTAGCATTCTCGTATATTGCTATGAGCGGTGAATCAATGTCTATAGATTCACTTTGTGATTCGGAATCATTCTCGTGAGCGACACTTCCATTGGTATTTATAATCCTCGATTCACTTTCTATTTCATCAAACACGTTGAATATAAAAAGCGATATAACACGTTGATGTTCTTCATCCTTCTTTTCTAACATTCCAATCAAATTATTTACTAATATATTCAATAGGGTTGATATAGCATCATCGGCGGTAAACTTGCTTTCTTCTACTATAACACTATAATCTTTACTATATTTATTCGGTTTATAACAAATATTCATAATATCGGATGTCGATAAATTAAATTCTAGTTTTTCAAATATTTCTTTATGTTGACTATTATATTCGGCGAATTGTTTGTTTTCATTTTTTATTATTTCTATAATATCTGACATCTTATCATATGTTTTCTCATATTCCTTCGTTTCATATATATTAAGTGTTAGCGGGGCAAATTGATTATTTCGAATCATTGATATATATTTCCTAAAATATTGATTTATATATTTCTTTATTAATTCAATACGTTTACTATTTCTTGTTTCTTCGGTTAATATCCTGTCTTTGTCGTTTTTAAATTCTAATTTATCATATATAACATTATAATTTCCTAGATTTATAATATACTCATTGTTGTATATATCTTTATTGTAATTATATTTATCTAGTATTTTCATCAGTATTTCAACATTACCTGCTAATTTATTACCGATCTCATTTATTTTAGTATCATTGACTAAAATATTAGATTCCTTATTTTTAATCATTGACTTTATACCGATTTCATATTGTAATTTTTCAAATTCCTTATATGAGCATACCTTGTCTGTTATATTTTTATATGTCATATTACATTTTGTACATTTTTTCATCTTGCCAATTCCTATAAAATTATGCGCCTCTCCAATAAATTCACCACTATAACAGTGAAATAAGAATTTATCATGTATAATGTTAGTATCTGAATCGTCTATTTGATGTACGAAGCGTGGTGTTCCAATATATTTACGGTGGATTGTACTATTGTATCTACTATAAAATCCATTCAGTAATACAAGATATTCCCAATTCTTCAACTGGGATGCCTTTGTAATTAATTTATCAGTTGTCGTATAATGTGCACGGATTTGATTATAATAATTCTCATTCTTCATATAACAACAACTTGATTCTGTTATACCACTTTCGATAGGAACGACCGTATTTATATATTTCTTAACAGAGTTGTTTATTTCTTTACCTATATTTACAACAACTATTCTATAGTCATCTATTATCTTCTCTTGTTTTTTCAATGCTTCTGGAAAATTATCAGATATTGTAATCGAGTCGTCTATTTTATAAGTGTCTATTTCTTTCATTAGTTCCGTTTTTTCTTTAATTTTATCTAAGTAATCTTGCTTTTTATATAACATCTTTCTAATATTTTTGTCGTTTTTGAATAAAGAATATTTTTTGTCGATAGTATTCTTTATAAATACTATATTCTCTTCTTGTGTTTTTTTATGAAAAAATGCGGAAAACAATTTCATAGCAATTAAAATACAACTCATATACTCCAACCCTTTATCCCCGTCTATTCCATTGTATGCACATGCTGATGTAGGATTTGTTATTTTATAACCTGGTATATTACTTTGTAATGTAATCAATAATCGTGCTGTTATAATACATAATTTATTAACAAGTAAATATTTATTATATAACTGTTTGAATTTATCACCATCTACTAATAACTTCCGTATCTTATCACTATCCCATCCTTTTTCTTTTAATTTTTTTATTTCTAATACTTTATATTTATTTTCTGGTAATAAATCCAATATCTTTCCCAAACAATCAATATTTATATTTAATACCTCTTCTTCTGGTAATTCAACACCTATATTATTACTTATGTCACTTACATATTTACATATTTCAACGGATTTATTTACAGTTTGCAATGATGTTATTCCTTTTAATCCTAATTTTTCTTTAAATGCCGTCGACATACAATCTATTTTTTGTAATCCAGTTGTTTTATCATACTTCCATCCATCAATATTATCATTCCAAACTAGTCGAGATTGGACTAAGTTCCCGGCACCATCTGTCCCACCATCAAACTCATCATATTCAGTTGTTCCGAGTGTTTGACTACATGTTTTACATGTATGTTTATTTTGAGTTTCGGCGCCATTGTCTCCATATACACTATACATTTCATTTGTTATTTTATCTCTTTCATTCTCATCAGGTGTTTTGGATAGTTTATATATATATTTCCAATGTCCACATATGATTAACACGCCATGTGACTTCGAGTAAATATTACTGTTTATTAATAATCCGTCTCGCTCAATTAATTCATATATATAATACTTCCGCTCATTAATATCTTCAATATTAAATATTTTATTTAATAACTGTTCATACTGTTTGGATTTATTCGTATTATTTGAATTATTACTTCCAGTATTACTTGTATTTATAACGTTTAGGATACTGTCAATTGAGTCGGGGTCATTATCCGATGTATTACTTACAATGTCCTTTTTAGATGGAATTTTACTGCTTTCGTCTCCCTTACTTTCATCTCCATTGCTTTCATCTCCATTGCTTTCATCTCCCTTACTTTCATCTCCATTGCTTTCATCTCCATTGCTTTCATCTCCCTTACTTTCATCTATATTACTCTTCTTCTTGTTCTTCTTCTTCTTATTCTTGTTCTTCTTCTTACTATTTTTGCTCGTCTTGTTCTTTTTCCCCGGTTTACTTTTGGAATCGTCATTCTTCGCACCACCAATACTTTCGAATTCTTTATGTTTGTCTTTTAGTCTAAATAATCTTTTTTTGGATTTGTCTATCTTATCTTTAAAATATGAAGTCATTCCATCGCCAGTCATTAAATCAATTAATGATTCTATACTATTTTTGCTACTTTTTAAGACATTCATCTTTTCATCTAGTCTGTGTAATTTCTTGTTTTTACAATGAGACGATAGATATATACAATGTAATTTTGATATATCCAACTTATCAATATCAATATTATCAAAATTACAAAGATGTTCTACATTATCATATGATACTTTTGTATCATCTTTAATCCAATCTTTACCATTATATTTATATAAGTTCTTTCCATCATCGTCAATAACAAGTGCTTTTTTATTAATATCATCTTCGTCTGTATCTTTCATTAATTCATCAATACTTGTATATGTTGGATATACAGTTTTTTTATATAAATCACATGGATCAGTTTTAGTATATTTAACGATTTTCTTTTCTTTTTCATAATCGACATCGACAGTTTGTAAATCTTTTTCAACCTTCTTTAACTCGTCTTTCAAATCACCTATTTTATATTTACTTATAGATTCTTCGTATAATATTGAAAGAACATTGTCGTAATATAGTTGACCATTGTCATAACTCGATGTAACCCATTGAATACGCTGACTAACCGTGTCAAATGGACTTTTAAGCAATGGGTAAGTGCCGTAATAGGGTTTTATATTAGCATGTGTTATATAGTCAGTTTTATATAAATCAGTATCTTTATTATTAAATATTGTACTTTTATTTTTAACATCAACCGTTTTCGTTTCTATTTTATCTGTTTTAACAAGAGTATCTTTTAAAAGTTTTTTAAAAATATTTGTTTCTTTAATATTTAAATCGCTGAATTTAAAATCATATTTCTGCAATAATACATCAATATCATCTATATAATTGATTGACTTATTATCTACTAAACTGGTAATAATTTCATAATAGGTGGGAATAATATTCTTTAATACTTCTATATATTCATTAGTCGATATTTCATTATTTAATAAATATACATCACCAACCAATCTATTTTTACTTTCGTTTATAATTGTTTTGTCTTTCTGTAATTTAAATGATGTATTAACCTTAACTATATCATGGACTCTATATGACAATTTTAATAAACTATATAATACACCCTTATCTCCATTTACACCCTTTTGTATATCTGTTTCTATTGTTATTTTATTTTTATCAATAACTCCTGCAATAATGTATGAACTATTAATTTTCGGTTTTGAATTTGAATCTTCAATATATATATAATCATCCTTTTCTAATCCGTGATTTTCACAAGTAATAATTGTTTGATTTCCGATTTCAATATTTGTTATATTACCAATTTTTCCATATCGGTGTAAACTCTCGGTACTATTCAATACATCATATATATCATTGGATATAAGCGGTAGTTTAAAAAAACCAACGATATTTACATATTCACCTTTATGGACCTCTACATCATTTATTACATCATCAACTGGATTATATACTGTATAATAATATCCACTAATACCTCTTCTAAGTTCCCAACTTAAACCATCTATATTATGATGTCTAAGTAATTTAGAATCATTATTTATATATGTTTTATAACCAGGTTTATCGGTTTGTTTATATGACAACAATAATTTATATAATTCTTTAATGTATATATTATAATTACTCTGATTATCTGTTTGGTGTATTTTAGATAATTTATCCCATTTCAAATCATCTTCTAGTTTTGCGAGTTTTTGTAATTGTTTCTTAAAATTTTCTATATAAACACTATCATCCTTATTACTATGTATTCCCGAACTATCATTGGATGACATGGCATTTAATTCAGCGTCTATTGTTTTATATTTAATCTTAATATCCGATACAATTGGTATCATAAAAAATTGGTTAAAATTATTATTTGCGTAATTTTCAATTATATTATTGTTGTTATATTTATTATTGATATATTCACGACCATGTGATTTCAACTCTATTAATTCCATTGCCTGTCTATAAACGATGTCTTGTATATATTTCGCACTTTGTTTATAGAGTGGATATTCTGATAATAATTGATTTTGTAAATCATTTAAATAAATTTCATTTTCGAGATTATCATCTACAATGGTATAACTTACTTTCTCTTTAATAACAATATCATTGCTATTAAATAAATCTATATCACTATCCATATTACTCTCCTCGCCACTGCTCTTGTTTTCCTTTTTACCGCTCTTGTTTTCCTTTTCATCGCTCTTGTTTTCATCTTCATCGCTCTTGTTTTCATCTTCATCGCTCTTGTTTTCATCTTCATCGCTCTTGTCTTTCTCTTCATCGCTTTTGTTTTCCTTTTTACCGCTATTGTCTTCCTCTTCATCGCTATTGTCTTCCTCTTCATCGCTATTGTCTTCCTCTTCATCGCTCGTATTATTGTCTTCTGCGTTGCTTTTGTCTTCCTCTTCATCGCTCTTGTTTTCCTTTTTACTGCTCTTGTCTTCCTCTTCATCGCTCGTATTATTGTCTTCTGTGTTATTCTTGTCTTCATCGTCTTTGATGGATTTATTGGTGTTTTCACTACTCGGTGTATTATTGTCGTCGTTTTCATTAGAATTATTATTTTTATCTGTCATTGATATTAATATAATATAGATATTTTTAATATTAAATATTCACATTATCATTTAATCGTAAACATACTTAAACACTCCTATATATATTATATATAGTTTATAACATAATGGAATTACACACTTTTGCAAAAGATACTAAATTTGGGGACATTAAATCAACTCTAACTTCCACCCCATTCAATTTGAGAGTTACTGAAGATACAGACTCAAATGTTTTTATGATTAATTATAACAAAACAACTAGTGATTTAACAAATACAATGGTTAAAGAGTGTCGTGGGATTATTTTAGAAAAAGACACAAATAAGGTATTGTGTTATACATTTGATAGAAAAGAAAATCATGAAAATATTACAGATTTTCTAGAAAATAACTGGGATAAATTAATATTCACTGAGTCGATAGATGGTTCACAAATCAAATTATATTATTATAATAATACGTGGAATATTGCCACGACTAGAAGTATTAAAGCAAGTAATGCTTTTTGGTATAGTAATAAGTCATTTGAAACACTATTCAGGGAGTGTCATGATCTAGATTATGAATCACTGAATCAAAATTATTGTTATAGTTTTGTAATTAGACATAGTGAAAATAGAATTGTAACGGATTATGGGGATAATAGTCTTGTTCACGTTCTTACGAGAGACATGACAACACCAAACTTTGATATTGTAGATCATAATATTGGTATTATGACACCAATTCAACTTAAATTCGAAGATAGTAACGACATTTTAAATTTGGTTGAAACAACTGATAGAATTGACATTGAAGGTATTTTTATTAGATGTGAAAATAAGCACTTTAAATTAAAATTCAAGTCGTATATGAATATTAAAACTCTACGAAATAACACACGAGATTTATTTTTTGAATATATTGAAAACAAAGTTTTAGGTAAAACGGATGAATATATCACGGCATTCCCAGAATATCAATATGATATTGATTATTATGAGTCGACACTTGGGGATTTGATTAAAAAGATTCACCGACTTTATATGGAGGTTCATGTTGAAAAAACACGTTTAATCAAGGTAGTTGATAAATCATTTCATAAACATTTATACAACCTACATGGTGTATATTTAACTAATAGAGTCAAAATAACTCATCAAGTTGTTGGTGATTTTTTATATAAATTGGATGCGAAACAGATTACTCATCTTATCAATCAACATTATCGCAAATTAAACAACATCGACCTTAGTGATGGCAATAAACTTAGTGATGGTAATAAACTTAGTGATGGCAATAAGTAATTATAATCTATAATAATATATATGGTAACTTCTCCACTATTAAATAAATATGTTAAAACAATTGATTATTTCCTGATATATTCAAATTATTTAGCATTATTCATAGCATATGTTATAATTGTAGTTGGGATATTTGAGGGTATTATATTTATAATAAAGAGTGCACTTAATACGGATACGGATATAAATATTTTAGATAGACGAACACATAATATTATTGAAACGAGGATTAAAGTATTAAATTCTATTAATTTAGGATTTGTTTTCATTATTGCAGGTGATATTATAAAAACAATATATATACCGGATATGTTAAACTTGATAAAGATTCTTGCAGTAATAGGTATAAGAGAAGTATTGTCTATCTTTACAAATAAGGAAATTGAATATTTAAAAAAATTACAAACGGATACTTTACTAGAAAAAACACATCAAAAGAACGATGTATAATGCGACTTTTACTTTTAATATGATATTTAATATGATATTATATATTTAATATATTGTTTTATAATATATTAAATGAATAGCCAAAATAATATTGGAAATCCCAATAATATTGGAAATCCCAATAATATTGGAAATCCCAATAATATTGGATCGATTCATATGAATAGTGCCAATCGTATGAATACCACTGCTATGAAATACCCGCGTAGTATAGGGTTGGATAAAAAGGATTTATTCAAACCTATTGGTATTCTAGACCCAGGAGGATTAGAGATGAATCCTCTTACAGGTGATCCATATACAGATAATTTTAAAAACGAGGTTCCAAAATGGAAGGAGTTACCAATGTATGATAAGAGTAAAGAGGCGTTACAAATATTATATGACCATCAATGTGTATTAATCGTTTCAGGCACTGGTAGTGGTAAAACCGTTTTAACACCCAAATATTTATTACATACAATGAATTACAATGGTAAAATAGCAATAACAAATCCTAAAAAAATACCTAGTCAAGGCAATGCTAAATTTGCGGCAGATACATTGGATGTCAAACTAGGAGCTGAAGTAGGTGTTAAATACAGGGGGTCTAATCCAAAACATTTTAGTGAAAGTAAGAGTAAGTTAGTATATTGTACAGATGGTTTTATATTACAAAAATTATACGAGAATCCATTATTGGAAGAATATGACGCGGTTATAATTGACGAAGCACATGAACGTAAGGTTAATATTGATTTATTATTATCGCTTTTAAAAGATTTGTTATTAAAACGTAATGATTTTAAATTGATTATAATGAGTGCCACCATAAACCAGAAAGTATTCAGTGATTATTTCCCTAGTTCAACTTATAATTTTGGAATATTCGATGCTGGAGAAAAACCGAATCATCCAATTGAAGAACATTTCTTAGATTCACCAGTGAATATTATACAAAACGGACAATTAAAAGAAACTAGAGCAGAGATATTCTTAACACCCGCAGTTGAACAAGCAGTTGAAATTATGAAAACAACACCAGAAGGTGATATATTGATATTTGTAACCGGTCCGGGTGATGGGGTAACTGGATGTACTATGTTAACGAATAAAGTAAAGGAGGTTAATAAGGCGAATAAAACAACAATGGATAAAACATTATTCTGCGATGTATTACACGCCGGAACAGATAAGGAAACAGAAGATTTATTAGTTAACGGAAATAAATATAAAACCATGCAACATAAACAAAGTTTGATGAATTATACACGTAAAGTTATATTTGCCACTGAAGTAGCGGAATCATCTCTTACAATCAAAGGTATTGATTTTGTTATCGAAACTGGGTTAGCAAATGTAAGCAAGTACTATTCAGATCGTGACATGAATTCATTAGAGAAATGTTATGTATCAAAAGCATCTCATAAACAACGAAAGGGACGAACTGGTAGAACACGACCCGGGACTTGTTATAACATGTTCACAAAAGATGAATACGATACTCTATTCCAAGATTTTGCGACCGCTCCTATTTATTTAGAAGATGTGTCAGAGTTTGTTCTAACATTTTTGGCAATGTCCGATAAAGTATCGCATATAACACTGCCATTTTCATATAGTAAGAAAACGAATAAACAAATCGAACAAAATATTAAAAATAATACTAAGATCGGTGGAAGTAAAAGTAATAAAAATAATAAAAATGGACTGAAAATAACAAATAGTCCATTGTCAATTAAAAATAGTAGTCCAAAAGGTAGTCCAAAGGGTAGTCCAAAAGGTAGTCCAAAAGGTAGTCCAAAAGGTAGTCCAAAAGCAAAAGTGGTTAAGAAAAGTAGTCCAAAGGGTAGTCCAAAGCCCAACGCAACCACTCTTAAACCACTTTCTCTTGCTAAATATCTTGGTAAATTGATTGAACCACCAAAAGAAGAAGATGTTGTTAGGGCATTGAAACGTTTTTATGCTCTTGGTCTTTATGATGTTGATGGGAAAAAAGGACGGATTAATGCTCTCGGTATTGCAGTGTCTAAATTCAATATGAAACCAGAATATGGTAAAATGTTGGTTGCTAGTTATAAATACTTCTGTCGAGAAGAAATAGCAGAATTACTCGCATTTATAGAAATATCAAAGGGGCGGATAGAGTCTATCATTAAGAACCCCAAATCAACCAAAAAGAATGCAGCTGAAACGCGTAAACAGGAGGAATATAAAAAAGTCCTAATGAAATATAAGGCAAATGATGGTGACTATATTAGTCTATTGAATATATATAAGGATTTTAAGATTAGAAAATACGACAAAACTAATAGAAAAACAGGAAATGTATTAGTTGAAAAGAAGGGTGATGCGAAAGAATGGTGTACAAAGAATTATCTTAATTTCCGCGCACTTGAGCGTGTTAAATTTGAAAGTAAAGACATTCAACGTAAGTTCAATAATATTAGAGATATTCGTGATATAATAGATAATCCATCTTTTTTCAACCCCGGTGTAAATCGTTCAACAAAATGGGAAGAGAATGTAATGAGATGTTTATACGAAGGATTACATCTAAATCTAGCAGTTAGTAGTGGTAGGTCGTATAATACTTGCTTCCCTGATGTATCGGCAGGTGCTATGATATCACAAGATTCATTATATAACTTTATACAAACAAAGTCAAAATATATTCTATATGGCGAATACAAGAGTATATTCAATAGACCTAAAATAGGAATGATTGCTCGTGCTTCACCACAATTAATAGAAGACATGAAGAAGAATAAATATCCGGTATCAGTTGTTGATATGTGTAGTTCTAAATCATTGCTGCCCCCACGTGATAACTATCAACAACGTGGGCAACAACGTGGGCAACAACGTGGGCAACAACGCGGTAAACAACGCGGTAAACAACAATACAAAGGAGTGAAGAAATCACGCAAATATTAAAATAAACGCCTTTTTTGATTTGTTCTACCCGCCGATTTACCTAATACTTTGGTATGTATGTCGTTATGCGTGGGTATTTCGGGAACTAATTCGTTTTTACACCGACGACATACGCTCATATGTTTATCATTTGAATCATATGCAGAATTACTACAGTCGTATCTCATATTACAATTATAACATTTGAGGAAAGGTGGTGCTACAGACCGTGAATAATTAGGGTTATTTAATGATTTAGGGTCTGTTGTGAAAAACGACGGGTCGTTGGGATCTATTTCGGTTGTAAATGCCTCTTTTTTGTCTTTAAAGTGTAAATATGCTATAATGCATGCTAACATCCCCGCTATTATTATAATAGGATCAATCTTCATTATAATTATAATATATATTAAAATTCGATATAAAATTCGATATAAAATTTATTATTATTAAAATTCGAAGAACAATGTCCGACGACAAGAAATCCCACACCCAGATTCCCTCTGCTGCCACCCTTTTTCAGTTTACTGCCGACTGCATTGAATTCTTGAAAGATGAGAATATCACCACGGAAGATTTCAATAAGATGGTGTTGAGTGAGAATGACTTATATGTCAAATCGCAGGCAGACTTGGAAACATCGCAACAGTTTCACACCACCTTCCCTGAATTGCCCGTGGAATATTCCGACTCCATCGCAGTTTATGGTGTTGAAGGAAATGTTACATGCGACGACTGCGACACGATCCTGACGGACGAGAGTGGTAATATGCTTGATGGTAAGACATCGTTCTTTCACATCGGAGATGACATCGACGTGTGTCAATGCTGCAACAACAAGCGTTGCGATGTTGAAAGTCTAGATTAGACTACCCGACTAGTAGACTATTATAATACCTTAAATTAGACCCATATATGAATATTATAATACGGATTCATAAGAATATACTGTTTACAGTGAGACATTAATGTGAGATATTAATATTGTAATGTATTATATGGGAGACCAGCCAGATTCTATATATAAAGTAGACAAACATTTGTATTTATCGAATATTAACACTGTATATAATTATGAGTTAATGAAAAAGCACAATATTAAATACGCAGTTGACTGTACACATAATACATATGATAATTTCCAATTATATAAATTATTCAATTCAAGTAAATCCGATAAACCGGTTAACCAAGTTAAATATAGTTTTTCTATTATAAAATACCCGTCTACTGACCCACATACAATAAAAGATATTGAGTTTATTAAGAAAACAATAAAGGCAATGTTATCTAGACTTGATAACTATATGAAAAATGGTGAAAATGTATTGATATTTTGTCACAAAGGACGACATCGCAGCGTGGCACTTTGTATGTTATATCAAATGTATAAATATGATATAAACTATATAATATCATATAAGATAATGAAACGAATATACAGTGATATATTCAGTCATGTTGGATTTAGTACAATAAAATTATTAGAATATTACAGTAATAATAGAGGATTATTAAGATGATTATTTACTACATATTGCCTTTATCCTACATGCGTTTTTTTTATCAGATAATTCACAACACATATTCAAGAATAAATCTAACTTCTTGGTAGGAATGTGGTTAAATGCATTGTCTAGTAGATTATTCAGTTTGTCGCATTGCCCCACAATGAGTTCAAGGTTTTCAAACCCCCCAATGAAATTTTTCTTATAAAATACTTGTGGAAATGTGGCATGTTTGTGTTTCTCTTTAATTGCCGTTTTTCTCTTCTCTGTTTTTAAGATGATATTTTTGTATTTTATTTTTCTAGTTTCCATCAGGTTAATTGCCCCCTGACAAGACATACAACCTGGAATCGTATATAAAGTAAACATTCTATATACTATTCTGTTATATTTTATTTGAGGATGTGAATTAATGATGTTTTTTGGCGAGCATAGTTTGTAATAATTTTAATGATTGGGTCTTATGTTTTGGTGTTCCATGTTCCATTATTCTATCTATTACCGTAATCGCCTTATTAATATTTTCATCTGAGATGCCATTGGAGTTACCATTGGGTTTACCATTGTTTTTTGGGACAGTACCATGGGGTTGTTTGGTGGCATTACCATTGGGTTTACCATTGTTTTTTGGGACAGTACCATTGGGTTTACCATTGTTTTTTGGGACAGTACCATTGTTCCTGTTGACAGTACCATTGGGTTTACCATTGTTTTTTGGGACAGTACCATTGTTCCTGTTGACAGTACCATTGG